GGAGTACATTTATAACTCTAGGTTGATTTCTATTATCGGTAAAAAATAATAAAGTTTCTAATAAATTAATACCATATATAGGATGTGATTGTGAAAAATTTAAAAAAGCACCTTGAACTAAAATAATTCCTGATGAAGTACCAATAGTAGCACCAACATTATATTTTATTATAAAATTATTAGCTGAACTACTATATGTTAAAAACTGTGGTTTAGGATCATCGTAGTCTGTTAAAAATAAAAATATACATTGATCAACCTCGCTTGTTAAATAACCAATACATCTTAAGTTAGTAACACCTGTGAGTGTTCCAAAATCTAATGCAAGCTCGTTACCAAGCACGTTTTCTAATGACCCAACATTAGGACCTTCAGATTTACTTACCTGTATGTTTTTAGCATCTCTATATTCTCCATTTGGTAATAAACGAGCATCTAGGTCTTTATTAAGTTTACCTTTTAAAAAAGTATTAATACTTTGTGCCATTAAATTTTAGTGTTTAATCCATTTAGATTTACCTCTCATTACTTGAATAAATTCATCAAGTTTAATATTAGATAATCTTATTTTAGCGTTACGCAAAGCAGCGTATCTATCTTTTTTGTATCTTTGAACTATACCCTCTGGTTGATTAGCTCTTACTGAAACTATATTATACAATATACTTTTGTACATTGCGTCTTCAACTAATTTTGGTACTCTACTATCTAAATCATAAGCTAAACCATCAGATACATATTCTACTACTATTAATTTATCTCTTAAATTACTTGAAAATGTAAATTTTCCATCTCTTTCATCTATTCCAAACCAACCATTTATTTGAGCTAGTTTTGGATCTATACCGTATAATCTACCCCAATTCCAAGGACCATTTAGACTATATAAGTCTGGATTAGCAAACCCATAGTAATCATAATCTCTATACCATTGTCCATTTAATAATTTATCATTAGCATTACCCCATCTTTCAATTGTTTGAGACGTGCCTTCTAAATTTTCTCCAAGATTATCTTGAGTAGGTATACCATCATCATCTTGTAAAGGTGTACTGTAAGGATCAGTAGTTAAATTATTTGCAGGATAAATCGGATGTTTTACACCCATATCGTCTATCCAATCAAAACTAACGTAATTTACATAGTCTTGAGGTATTACTAAAGATAAACTCTCAGGTATTGTTAATTCTTGAGATTTTATACTTTTTAAAGTATCATAACTAAATTCTTGTAAAGATCTTTTAGCAAAAAATACAACATCAGATTTTTTACATGTTTGTATTATTTTACCATCACCAACATAACCTACCATAAAGTTATCTATTATATCACCTAGTTTTATATAAGCATAACTACCATAGTTTTCTTCTACTGTATCACCAAAAGCTTTTTCAGGATTAGTATTACCGTAGTTACCACCTTCTAGTGATTTTAACTGTACAACTAAATATACACTAGCAGGTAGACTATCTGTTATAGTTATAACATTATTAATTACTGTATAAGCTGATGTATATTCTGTCCAAGTTCCTGGAATGCCTTGAGTACTTGTATATACTTTAAAATTATTTTTAACATAATCAGCTGTATTTGGATCATAATTACCAAAAACTAAATCTGTATTAAAAGTGGTAGTAAAAGCCTGATTAAATAACGCTCCTGTTGATTTTCCTCTGAAAGCCTGAGCTCCAGCGTAATATTGTTGATTTGTTTCAGTTACTAATGCCATTATGATTTTTCGTTTTGTTCAACTTTACTAGCTTCTTGACTTGCTGTTTGAATTATTGTAGGGTCATTTATTATGACACCAGCATATTTTAATATACCTATTATAATATTACTTTGCTCAGATACGTCTAATTGAAAATCTGTTGACGACGTAGAGTCATATAAATATTGACCTAGTGTTCCAACTGTAAAACCCCATATTGGAGCTACAGGTTTTAAAATACAATTAGCAGAAACACTATTAGGTTTAGGATCTATTTTGATTATAACTTCCGGTGATAGAGCTGGAGATATAGTTGCATTTGTTAAATAAGCCAAAGGATATTGACTTGTAGGAGCAGTAAGTTTTGATCTTGTTATTTTATCAAACTCATTTTTACTTACTAGTTGAGTTATAGAGTCGTATCGAGGTTGTCCTGTGTATGTAGATATTATTTCACCAATATTGTATAATGTTCCGGCACCAGTGTTATTAAATTTCCAACCATCATTTGCTGTGTTATAAGCAAAAGGTTGATTGCCTTCAAATGGAAACAACTTGTATGAGTTGTTTTTATACATGTTAAAGAAGTCGGTATCGTTTTGAGTGTTGTTTTGATTTTGACGATTTAATTGATTTCCATCTGGAAAATACGATTGAAATATTTCTTCTTGCACCTGTGTTGCCAAGCTATTAAATTCCGCTGGTGGAATATAACCTCTTTGCTCTTTGTTTAAAACGTACAAGACTGTTGTATATACTGTATTTACATTTACCGCCATTATATTCTTTTTAATTATAACATAGAGGCAGCTTTCACTACCTCTATATTATTATCACTTGTTAATTAAGTTTTTTATCTATAGATTTATAGATTTCTACACCTTCGTCTGTTTTTAAGAAAGCCGCAAATGCAGAATATGGATTTTCATCAAATGGCACGTTCATTAATTTTCTATCAGTTGATCCCCAGAAGAAAGTTCTTTGATCTTGTGATAGCTTTATAATGCCGTTTTCTTGAGCTTTAATTGCAAAATTTCTAAGCTGAACATTTTCATCATTAGCTAGTGATATAAATAATTTTGGATTATTCTTAGCAAATACTAATAAATCTCTTTTAAGTTCTTTAGAAGTCATAGAATTTACTTGTGAACCTAATTCTACTCTCATAATTGCTTCTGCTTGATCAATATCTATTGTTCTTGCAGCATTTAAAGCATCTATTTCCATTTCTAAATCTACTAATTCATCTTTAGCTACTTCTGCAGCGCTAAATTCATAGTAAAGTTTATTTTTTAAAGGGTGGTATAAACTCAACAGTTTTTGTAAAGCTATTTTATTAGCTGGAACTGTTAGTTTACCATCTCTAAACATTATATGTCCTAATGTTGCTTCACCTTCTTGTTCATCTACAAATGGTGAACTCATATTAGTAGCATATCTTAATTCTCTTTGTCTTTGTTGATCAGAATCAAAATATAATAATGCATGTTTTTGTGTATGTTTTGAAGGTATAGTTAATGTTAAAGGTGTTTTACTACCAGTAAGTAAATAAACTCTTTCCTTCACTTCCCATTGTGGCTTTGCCACTTTTTCTTTTTTTGACATAATATAATATAATTAAATAAGTTAAAGGTATTGGGCGCCGAAGCGCCCTTACCTATATAAATCACTACACTCCTTTGAATAATACAAAGTTGTTAGCAGCTTGAGTAACTAAACATCTTTCAGATAAGAAGTTTACTTGCATTGCATCAAGTGTTGAAGTAAATGCACCACCGGCAGAACCAGTAATCCAAGACTTCATTCTTCTATCATCAGCTTGAGAAGCTCTATATCTTACGTGTAAGAAAGGTCTTCTAATGTTAGTACCTAAGATTTGATCATAAACTGTAGAAGTTCCAGCAGGTACTAATACACCTTCGATTGAATTGATACCAGAAATAGCACCTCTTGTAGAAGCGTCATTTAAGTATTTCCAATCAGTTTTGTAAAAGTCATAAGAACCTCTTCTAAATCCAGAGAAACCTAAATTAAGTGCCATTTCTTCAGAGTTTTCAAATAAACCGAAAGCAACACCACCAGCGAATCCGCCAGAAATATTAGCTAACATATCATCAAAATCTAAAGCAGTTTGTCTTTGTAAGAAAAGCATGTTTTCTTCAATAGCACCTTGAGTATCTAAGTTTTTAAGAATAGCGTCGAAATCATCAAGACCTGCAGCAGCAGTAAATCCTACTTGTACATTACCTCTTTCTTCAATAGCAGCAAATAAACCTTGCGAGCCTGGTAATTTAGATGCTTGGTAATCACCAGCACCTGCAGCCGCGTTTAATTCACCTTCTACCATAGCCATTTCTAGGTAATCTTCAAATCTTAATCTTGTTTCAGATTCAGCTTTTAAATACCATAGGTATCCAGAAGCACCGTCTTCACTAGCAACTTCAACCCAACCGATTTGTGCCATATCAGAACCATTAACTTGGTATTGGCTTCTAATAATAACTGGTGAGTTAGCATATTGAGTGAAAGATGGATCTACAGATATTCTTTCAGCACTAGCACCTGTAGCAGTACCATCTAAAATAGAACGACCTTTGCTGTAAGCAGAACCATAAACAAATACTTTGATTTGTCCAGATACAAAACCTTTAGAAGCAAGTGTCGCAGCTGCATTATCAAAGAACTGAATAGTAATACTACCAGCTGCTCTTGCAGTTACAATAGCTTTACCTTCAACACCGTTAACTGTATCCATGATAACAACAGTGTCGTTAACAGAGATTACATTTTCTACTAAAGTGTTTCCAGCACCACCTACAGGAATATCTAATTGACTTGGAGTACCACCTGCATATGTACAATCGTTATATGCAATGTGTAATCTATTTTGCTCAGACCAAATTACTTGATCAGATGTCATTGGCATTTCAGCGCCAACCATTCTTAAAAAACCAGACAACGTTCTGTTTCCATAACGCTCTACTTCTTGTTCGTAGACCTCTGGTAAATACTGTTGGGCGAAATCATTATTTCCATCATTAAACTTTAAGTAGTTGCTGTTCATCAACTCTTGTTTTGATGAAGGTATGATTGACCCAAATTGTGGAGTTAAACTCATAATTTGTAATTTTTAATTAGTTAAATTTTCTTGTTTTAATTTTCAATTTTGTAGAATCAGCACCGCTAATTGATCTTACTTTCAAGCCACCGATAAAAACATCTCCTTTATTTGCTTCCCTTGCTTTAACATCAGAAAGATTTTTAGATTTGTTTACTACTTCTTTAACAGCGTCGGCTTTACCTTGTTCGTAAAAATGAGCAGCGATTTTATCTACATTTTCAGCAGCATACATAGCTTTATGATAACCAGCTGGGTCTACCACATTACCATCTCCATCTAGGAACTTCCCTATGAGATTGTTAATGTTTGACTGGTTTTCTGCAATTTTTTCACGATTTTGTATATTATACTTATATCTCTTATCTCCAACTGAAATATCAAAACCTTTGAAATCTTCATTGAAAAGATTATTAGTTTTAAGTTTAAAATCTTCGTGTAATTGCTCAGCTTTAGTCTGCTCCTCTTGGTATCGGTTGAAAAAGTCCATTGCTTTTTGTTGTTCTTGAGTAACACCCGGTCTCAACTTGATCTCGTCGTAATATTTTTGTTTCAAGTCTTCCAAATAAGTTTTGGCTTTTGCAACTTCTTCTTTAAACGCAAGTTTCTTTTTGCGTATTTCTTTTTCTTCATGTATATCTTCGTCCCACGTATAATCTTCTAATATAAGATTAACATCGTCTGAATCTAAATGAGGTTTATTTTTTTTATAATATTCTTTTAACAATGCTGTTTCATCAATGTTACTGTAATCCGCGTTTAATCTAACATAGTCTTCTACAGTACCACCAGTTTCTTCCATAAAGTTTACAAGTTTTTCTACGTTTTCAGGTAACTGTTTACCTAATACTTGTTCATCTCTTTTAGCTTCTTTTACTTCAGCTTTAACCTTTTCAACTTCTTCTTCAGTTACTTCTTTGATCGGAGAAAACCCTTCAGTAGTCTCGTTGGACTCTTGTACAGGTTCTCCCACCTTTGCGCTATCTCCGGATGGTTCGCCCACAGGTACCTCCTTTGTTTCTCCGATTTGAATGGCATCGTCTTCTTTTTTAATTTCAACCTTTTTAACAGCAGGTTCAACTTCAACTAAAGGTTCTTTAATATTAACCTTTGGTATTTCTTGTTCTTTATTACCTAATTGTTTTGGTTTTTTAGGTTTACTTTTTAATTTAAAGTCACCTTCCTGTTTAACAGGTTCATTTGTTTTTATTTCTTCTGACATAATATAATATAATTAAATAATTAATGATTAAGGATTAGGAATACCCATGGTTTGTTTACCTTCTAATTCAAAGTTTATTGGATTACTATCATTTTTTCTTTGAGAAATCATTTTACTTTGTTGAGTACCTTCCATTTTTATTCTTTTATCCTTAGCTTGTTCTCTTTGTTGTTCTCTTGATGTTGTGCCTTGCTCTTGTAATTTAGCAAGTTCCATATCATTTTTATGTTGTTGCATCATTTTTTGCTGATCTAACTGAGCTTGCAACTGCATACGATCTTTTTCAAACTCACTTTTAGCTTTTTCATACTCTACATTAGCACCAGATATTGCTTGTTGTTTTTGTACTTCAGCCATAGCTGTTTTTTCTGCAGCTTGTGCTTGAGCTTGACTTTGAGCTTGAATATTAGCTTGTTGATTTTCTTGTTCTTGTCTTTGTCTTTGCTTACGTTTTATTTTAAGCATTTGATTAGCAAGTTTAAGATTTTTAATTTGTCTTAAATCTATAGCATCTTCAACATCAATATTTTTAGCTTGCAAAGCTATTTGTATATTCGCTTCTAATTGTTGTTTTTCTTCCTCATCTGGTTCTAATTCTAAGAAAATACCAAAGTCATGTAAATTAAGATTAACAACTTCTTTTAAAGTTTTAACATTGTAAGTAGAAATAGAGTTTTGTAACGATGATTTTGTTAAAGGAAACTCTAAAGCATCAGCTATTTTTAAGCTAATATTTTCTGCTAATTTAAGAGTCAAAAACAAACTAGACTGTACAATATGTCTAGTTGCTACATTTGATGCATTAGCGGCTAGTTTCTGTAATCCTACAAGTGTGTTACGGTCTGGTAAACTACCATCTCTAGCTTCATTTAGTCCGGTCACGTCTCTTATCATTTGTAAATAGTATTGATAAGTCTGTATAAGACTAGATATTTTAGCATTACCACTTCCAGACTGTAATTCTTGTATAGGCACTTTACCAGCGTTCATATCGCCTTCTTGAGTTAATGATCTACCTACTATACTACCAGTTTGAAAATACATATTTAATGCTTCTGCTGGATTATAATTAGTACCATTACCTAAGTCAACTTCAGCTAAACCGTCCATATCTAAATAAACACCATCTGGTACCATACGTGATATAACTTGCTGTAGTTTTAAGTGTGTTAATTGAATCATGTCTGCAAAACCAGTACATTTACTAACTATAGATTCTATTCTACCTTTATACATGCGGGGTGCACAAATAGCATAATTCATTTTAACCTTAGTAGTATCAGCATAAGGTCTTGACATGTTTTCTGCTAACTCCCATTTTAACATAGTATTTGTACCTAAAACTTTTGCACCACTATATAAAACTTCAATAGATCTTGAAACTCTTTCAAACATATCGCTTTCTGGCGGATTAAATGTGTCTGGCTTTTCAATAGCTTTCATTAATCCTTGATCTGTTTGTTTAATTTTAAAAACTTGATTATGATAAGTTTTATAATCAAAATATAAAACTTGAACCGTATTAACATCATAATCACCCCAACCTGTAATATAAGATCTATTACCAGGCATTGCCTGTATTTTTTCTAGTTCTTCATCTGTTATATTAGGAAATTCTTTTTTTAATTCTGATAATGAAATAGATTTTAATTCACCTACATAGTATATATCTTCAAAATTTGGATCTTCTGTATAAGAATAAACCATATAAGCAGGATCAACATAATCTACAGTAACACCGTTAGCTGTATTAAAACTAGTTTTTGCAGCAGCTATACCACAAGTAACTAAATCCATGTTTAATCTACGTCTTATTAAATCATATTTATTTTGAGCAAATACAGTAGATATTGCTTCTTCTTCTGCTATTTCTACACTTTGCTTATATGAAAGCTGCATATGAAGTTCTAATTCATCTTTATTTTCTGGAATTATATCTTTTAATGGAGACTGATATAAATCTAATCCTAGTGTTTGACTTAAGTTATCTAAGTATTCACTAGCAACCATGTCTTCATATATTTTAGAAGCATAATTAGTTCTTTTCTTTATAGATTCAGGATCTTGTGCGTAAGCTTTTATATCATATGTTTTTGAAGATATACCGTTTACCACTATATCTACAAACTTAGATAATATAGGAACTGGTTTCCAGTCTAAATTAAGATAAGACAAATCACCATTAATTGCTAATTCATCTTTATATTTTTGTATTGATTGCTCACCTCTAGCATAAGTTCTTAACTGATGAAAGTTATTCCAGTTAGTTAAGTATCTATTACCACTAGTTCTTCCTTGATTAAACCACTCTTGCTCTATGGCTTGTGCAACTTGCTTACCATACTCAAGACTAGCTTTTTCCGCATCACTTACAACTTGACTTGGAAAAGGACTATTAGTGTCAGTATATATGTTCATCTATTCAATTATTTTTGACATTGATCCTTTATTATTATATTTTTTTATACCTAAATCTACTGGTTTTAATATTCTTTTAACATTAGGTTTATATCTATGTTTATTGCAAGCCATTAAAGCTAGACCAGAGCTAATAGAAGCATCATGTGTTGTTCTATTGTTTATATTAAATTTTGCCCAGTCTTCTAATGTTCGCTGAAAGTACATGTCACCGTATCCAGTTTCTTTTAAACCTACAAAAC